TAGCTTCTATAGGACTATGTGGTGATACATATGGGCTAGGATATTGTGGATATTTTAGATTAGCAGGTTCTTGTGGTGGGTATGGATCATGCTCTCCAGGATAAGTTCTCGCAAACGTTTCAGGTCTACGATTACCTAATGCAGGAATCGTACCTGTACCAATATTAATTAAACCACGAAATGTTGTATACTGTACAATACCTTTAACTAAGGGTAAGGCTGCAGTCAAATCATGTAACACGGTTGTACTTGTAACAGTACCTTGTACATATCGTGGAGATACGGTAGGATCATATGTTCCTTGTAATGATCGTACTAGTGGATTAATACACAATCCCACACTGTTAAGCAAACCACTTAACGCATTGAGTTGAAGTGGTGTAAATTTACCATTATAACTCATGGGACAAAAACGTTATTACTACCTTGTACGATACTATGACCACAACTATTACCGCTACCAACTTTTAAAACAGGCGCACCTTCACAAATTACTGTAGGGCTAGCAGATGTAGTTTTAGCTTTTTTGTGCTTAGAACCTTTAGGGTGTGGTGTAATTGGACTAACATGTAATCCTACAGGTATTCCATTGCAGAAAACGGTACCTGCACCACGCATGATTGCTCCACCTGCTTGATTTTTGTCCCCTTTTCTGCTTAATGCTGCCATAATATTATCCTAAAATAACCTTCTTTTGTGTTGGTGTGGCAATACCTGTAGTAGCTTCAATATACTTTGATCGTATAGCTGTATCAGTTTCACCATATAACGCAACGTTATTAGTATTTAGTGTAATATTTTTCTCATGATCCGCAGTAAATAAACTTGGAATTAATCCCATGCCTTGTGGTCCTGGGGCAATACTTACAGGATCTTTGACGATAACCTTATTGTCTTGCAGTTGTATTACTTTAGCGACAATTTCCTCGCCACTATTCATTTTAAACGTATAAATCTCATCTAATTCAATATTCACATTAACCTCTGTTTAAGTTGTTCAAATCCACCTACGTATTCATCATTAAGAAAAATTATAGGAACTGTTCTAGCTGTTGGAACTACTTCCAATAAATCTTCTTTAGTCCATCCATCACCAATTTTACGTTCTTCAAACTCAATACCTTTTTGTTTTAATAATGATTTTGCTTGTTCACAATATTGACAATGGTACTTACTCCATACAATTGCTTTCATTTTTTTCCTTTTTATTCAAGTATTGTACTGCGAAATTTTCCATCAAATGATCAATAACTTTGGGAAACTCATTTTCAGGAAACTCACGTCTACCTAAATTTAATATTCTCATTGTTAATACAATATTATCTTTCACATATGGTTGCGTATTATCTCTTCTGTCTGCACTAATTGCAAGTGGGTGATACGCAATATAATTATACTTTGTATCCAAATTGACATTAGTCCAATAACATTTTCCTTCCTGCTTGTTATAAATCTCTATAATATCTTGTGGGCTTAATATAATATCTTTGACAGGTCTTTGACTTATTTTGTTTCTATTCATGCTCCACTTAATACTATTAAGTATCTTTTTAGCAAGTTTTAAATCCATTATATGCCTTATAGTTCAGGCAGTAATTCCTTTTCAACTGTATCACTCATTACGCCAATAACATAACTTGTGCTTTCTGTTTCTTGTAAAGCTGCCTGTTTCTTGTTAACGTTTAAATGCTTGTTAAACCAAGGAATAGGATTGCTCTTAGGATGACTGCCCTGATATTTAATACCGATATCCTTAAGCTTAGAAAAAGCAGTGTAATCCACAAAATCTTTTAATATATCAGCATTTAAACCAATAACAGGTCCCTTCTTAAACAAATAATCTGCCCATAATTTTTCTTCACGTATAACATCTTCATACAGTGCGTATACTTCTTGTTCACATTCAACCTTAGCTTTTGCAAAACGTGGATCTTCTTTGACTACTTGATTAATCATCCATGCTGTCCATTCAGTATGTAATAATTCATCTTGCAATATCAAACTAATAATATTACCATTACCAATAAAGATCTTGTTCTCTACCATCGCTAAACTTGTAGCAAATGATACCATAAAACGAAATGCTTCTAATGCATAACTTGCGTTAAGTGCTAACCAAATTGCTTTAATATGTGTTGATTCAAGGAAAGGAATATAAGGAGCTTCAGAAGTTTCTTTCAAACAATTTAGCTTATGTAACTCATCGTAGTATTTGCCCACACTAGATGCCATATCAATAATTTCTTGTGTATCGTGAATAGTATTGAATACATCTTTTGGTACACCGTAAATATTACGTATAATATGACTATAGCTTTTACTATGAATATTGGTTTCAAAGAATGACCAATTGTTTACTAGTGCTTCTAGTTCAGGCAAACTTACTACAGGAGTAAACACTTGTGATGGTGCACGACCTTGTATACTATCAAGTGCAGTTTGTCGTAACAAGTTACTAGTAAAGATATGTTTAATGGCTTCACTAGCATCTTTCATATCCATTTTATCTTTGGTTAGTGTAACTTCTTCAGGTACCCAAAAAAATCCACGTGCAGTTTCTTCAAACTTTGCAATCTTTGGATATTTGACTTCTTCGAATCTTTGTACAGTAATTGCACCATCCAAAAACATATGACGGTTTAAGTAATCTACTTTTGTTTTTAAGTTATATTGTTCTTTACTCATTTTGTATAATCCACTGTTTGTGTAATTCTCATAACACTTAATTTTGGTGCAATACCTAAACCATTGTTATGATCAAAATTTAATAACACATCAACACCATATTGTGCATATAATTTTGATATTAAAGCATTAATATCATCAACCTCAGATTTTAGCGTAACTACTAATGCTTCAACTGCTGATTCTTTCATTACTCACCTCTAAAATATTTTTTAAGAACGGAAAGTTTATCTTCATAATCTGCAATTAATGCCAATTCTTTTTCAATTGCGTCCATAATATCTGTGTGTTCAGGTATGGCTATTGGGTTATTCAACATAACTTCAATATTCATACAATGCTTTCTAATGTGTGACTCAAAATGTGCGATTGACACACTAATTAATTTTTCTTTCATTTAATATCCTATAATTTGCAAGCTTCACAATCTTCTTCTAAAAATTCTTCTTCAATGGGTGGCGTAAATGGAATAACATTGTCATCTTTTAATGCTGCCTTTGCGCCCATCTTATTAATCAATGAGTAATAATATGTCTTAAGCCCCCAATGTATGCCTAACATCAAATTTTTAGCAACTATGGTAGCAGGTACCTTACCTCCTTCATAATGTGCAGGATTGTAAAACGTGTTCGTACTTATGCTTTGATCAATATATGCTGCTAAAACTGCTGCAGTTTTTAAATAATCCACACAATCTGTTTGTTCCCACATGAGTTGATAACGACCTTTTAATCGTTTGTACTCAGGAACTACCTGCACAAAACTACCTGCTTTGCTTTCCTTAACACTGATCAATTCCATAGGCATTTCAATACCATTTGTACTATTCAGTACTACTGAGCTAGACTCAACAGGTGCAATAGCCATTAACGTTGCGTTACGAATGCCATATTGTTTCATTTTTGCACGTAATGGTTCCCAATCAATACTTGGTGTAAAATCAGTTAAATCATTGACACCTTCTGCTCTACGCTCCCATGGAAAAACACCTTTGCCATAATAAGTATATTGGCTACGGTGGCATGAGCCACGCTCTTGTGCTAGTTCTACACTCATTTCTGTTAAATAAAATGCTTGATGTTCCATCCAACGTTTTACTTCAGCAAGTGCATCAGGTGCACCATAAGAATAATTTCTACGTGCATGCCAATAAGCAAGATTGGTAACACCAACTCCTAATGGTTCGAACTCGCTATTAGCTAGTGCACTTTGTACACTAAGAAAATCTTGGTAACTTAGTAAATTACTTAAACTACGTACAAGCACACGACATGCCTTGCGCATATCCTGTGGTGTTTTAAATGCACCCCAATTAATACTACCTAATGTGCATAGGGCAATCCTGCCATTAGGGTCATCAATTCTTTGGAACGGACGAGTTGGTAGTAGTATTTCTTGACAAAGATTACTTTGGTATATAGGATCTGTTTTAGTATCAAAAGAGCTTTGTTTAATAACGTTATCAATGTTGACAAAATATATTCTTCCTGTATCTGTTCTTTCTTTTAATATACCATTTTTAAATATTTCTTCAGCAGAGATAACTTTTTTCTTGATATTCTTTGCATGTTCATATTTAACATACAATTTCTCAAATTCAACTATATCTCTGTAATAAGCTTCGTATAAATCAGGTACTTCATGTGGGTCAAACAATGTGATATTTTCATTGTTTTTATATCTGCGCCAAAATAGTTTACTTACAACAATGCTATAATCCATTTGTCGTACACGTGTTTCTTCGGTACCTTGATTATTTTTTAGTACAATAAAATCTTCAAATTGTGCATGCCATATAGGAAGTGTAACCGTACAACTTGCATTACGAATACCACCTTGTGAGCATGAACGAAGGTCAGCAAACCATTTCTTTAAAAATGGTACTAATCCTGTATGTTTAATTTCACCATTGCGAATAGGTGCACCTAATGGACGAATTCTACCGATTTCTAACCCAATACCTGCACGTTTACTCGCATACTTTGCCATCATTTCTCCTGCAGCAAATATGCTATCAAGGGTATCATCACTACTGATAAGAACGCAAGAACTGAACTGTTTAGTAGTAGTCCCAAGCCCAGCAAGCACAGGGGTGGCAAGAGTGAAATGACCATCTGAAGCGCACTCATAATATTCCTTTACTAACTTTAATCTAGTATCTTTTGGTTCATTGTGAAATGCTGTAGCTGCTGCAATAGCATATCTTATTTGTGGAGTTTCATAAATTTTACCTGTAGCACGATTTTGTACAAGATACTTTTCACATAGCTGTTCAATCGCACTATAGGTGTATTTTTGATCTTTATCATGATCTAAAAATAACTCAATCGTATCCCATTCTTGTTCACTATACCACTCCAACAAATCAGGGGTATACATACTTAACTCAACATTACGTTTTATAATATCGTATAAACGTGGTGGTTCATATTTTCCATAGACTTCTTTGCGCAACATAGAAACACGTTGGCGACCTGCTACATATTGGTAGTTAACATGGTTAGTTTCAGGGTTTTCAGTTTCATCAATCAAATCAACCATTGCCTTGAGCAATAGTTTATCAATGGTTTCGGTTGTCATGCCATCGGTAAATTGAATTTGTGCTCTAATTTCAACCATACTTGGGCTAACATTATCGATACCACGGCATCCATTCTGTACCTGACGCTGTATTTTTGCGATATCTAAGGGAACACGAGATCCATCTCGCTTAATTACGTGTATTGTCATATATAAATCCTACTTTATTTTTCTTTTTGCTGAGTCTAGTGAAAGTTGTTTTTTAATCTTGAAATCTTTGAGACAATTATTTAACACAGTGTTAGGCCAATAATTAAGTACATATTTTGCGCTATCGACTAAGACTAAAGGGCATTCTGTACCTTGTTTATCATCTGCGATTACAAGACTTATATCACTGATTTTGCTCATCTCCAAAGTGTATACAATTCCCAATGCTCTAGTCAATAGGCAATACATATTTTCAGATAATAAAGTCCAAGGATCAGGCCAACTTCCTTGATCTAATGGATGTAAATGATAGGTTACTAATGGTGCCA